ATTCTTTACCTTTTGCTGTCTTAACATGTTCAGTCAAATACCCTTCTTTATAAAGGTTTTCAACTGTTGGTGGTGTATCAACGTTCTTGTCGATCATAAAAGATTATATTGCTTGATTTTATTTCAAATTTCAAAATATGTTGTAATAATCAAAGTTTTATATCGTGGTTTATTAAAACCACTTACACAAAACATAATATTTAAAATTCATTTTTTGACGAATTTTTGACGGCAATAAAAAAAGAGGGTAGCAATTACGCTACCCTCAATTTCATATACAACTGTTGTTGCAAGCCGTGCAACTCGGAGATAATTTAGATCACCTCTACCATCTAACAACTTTAACTAATGCGGATGCACCTTTAAACTCTGAACCTTTAAAGTGTGCTAAACCCTCAAAGCGTTTATCCTCATAGCCTACAGTTTCATATACTTCACCATTAGTCATTACTGTTACACCAGCTAATATACTATGTGGTTTATCTAACTTAATTTTGTACACATCTACCTTTTGTTCATCTGTGTTAGCTACTACTGCGGTTCTATCAGATTTTTCTGTAGCTGCTTTAGGTAAGTTAGGGTTGCTATGTGCAATATCCTTTTTCACCTTTTCTGCAGCTTGTTCTACAGTAGGTGCTTGTGTATAATAAGTCGCTATCGGTTGAGTTCTTTCCTTAATGGAAATAACTTCTTGTGCTTGTTTCTCTGTAACATGAATTGACTTTGATAATTCTATAGGCGATTTAGCTTGTTGTTGTGTAATTACAACAGGCTTTTCTAATTGATTATGTTTGTAATGATATATCACTACACCTACAATAGCGACAAAAAAGCATAGAGTAATCGCTACGGCTAGTTTGTAGTGTTCCTTGATGATTTGTACCAACTTGCTTATTAACATAGCTTACACCTCAATTAACTAATTTCAATCTAAATCATTCCATCTTGCATCGTAACCCCTCACGTCCACATGAACGAAATCTTGGTAGTAATAACTGCCAATACCAACACCCTCACCTAATACTTCGTTTGCGCACTCTTCCGCCACGGATGCTAAATAATCTACATCAATTCCATCATAGGTAATGTCTGCTGCTGTACCTAGCACGTGTTGAGAATTTGATACACCACCTACTTCTTCGTTATGGGTAGGGCAACGATAACCACTCAAAATATATACTGGAACACCCAAGCGTTCACGAATTGCATCTAGCAAATCCACCAATCGTTTATCAATCACATGATCTAGACAAGGTGTACCATCATCATGAAATCCATGATTACCACATTTACACGCAAATTCGCTTTCGTCAAAATATTTGCTAACTTTCATACTATTATCTCCTTTACTAAAACAGGGTACTATTGTTAGCACCCTGTATCTTCATTTCTTATTTCTTGTATCTTTCTATTGTTTTCTCTACCGCCCAAGTAACCTACTAACCCTGACGATATACTCATAGCTAACTCGTTGTAACCATATAGGATAGCCATTATATTTACAGTTCCTAATATGAGTATCGTCAGAACCTCTCGTAAACTTATTTTTTCAATCATTTAATCGCATCCTTTATTGATTTAACGAACGCTATCAACTTTTTAACCAAACTCATTGCACGTTGAAACCATGCACTTTCCACAAATTCAAGTTCAATCATATTTTCTACAATGCTTGCTAACTCAACCATGATAGGTACTAAGTACAGCAATGTAGACAAGAACACATCAATGCGACCTAACATAGGAATATCCACATCCGGCAATGTTAATAGGATGAATGATAAGAGGAATAACCAAGGATAAGACTTAACTAATTTCTTAGTCATATCTGCTCGTAGTTTTCCACTTACTAAAAATCTACGTTGCTTACCATTTACTTCAACACTCGCCCATCCTCGCCATATAATCGCAAGGAACATATTCTTAATGGTTAATTCTCTATTGGTCGCTAAATTAAAATTGCGTGCCTCAACTAAGACACGCAAGAATGTATCAACAAATACCAATACAACACTTGTAAATATGGCTAGTGAAATTCGCACCGCCTCTGCTACGTTAAACCCCTCAACCATGAAAGGTGCTAATACAACCTCAATCATTCTTACTCCCCAATTCGTTCTATCTGGATGCTCAAATTACTATCCTTTGTCATCATTTCTCTTCTCCATCCGTCAATATTGAATGTAGCCTTTGATATAAGACCAGTAGAAACAGATACATTGACTTCAATGTCTTTTGACTCAGTTATTGTAAATTCGTTGCTATCTCCAGAAATAGCATATACAGCCGCCCTATATCTCCCTTTGGGTAAGTACACAAACATTTTTTCAGTCCCTCTCACATCGGTTGGGTATTTCGACCACCCCCATGGTTTAAAGGAAATTGGACTTGTTTGTATATAGTTTTTATTACCATTGGATGTGCGTTGCACTACAAATGCGGTCTTTGTATCGCCCAATCGTGCATAATATTTTTTACCACCAATCACAAAGGTTAATCGTCTATCACCAACATCACGCACATTATCGGTCAGTCCAAATGTTAATGTATCATTTCCTTTCTTAACTTTCAGATTAGGCATTATTCAACATACACCTCGTTTCCACCAGTAGCACTCCACAATTTCAATCGACTATTTAATGATGTTTGTACTCTCCCCCAAGATTTCCATTTATCAGCCATAAACATTCTGTGGTATGTTTCACCATTGAACGCATGGAAAGTTTGGTCTATCATCTTACCTTTGCCAAAATTCATTACAATAAGCATCCCTTGTTTGTGGCTACGTGGTGGATTATTAGCACCGCCATCAAAGTTGATTTCGATTGCCCCTTGTTCTGTGAACGTGTTCCAATCTGTCGCTGCATCAACTTTAGAGTATGGAAAACCTAACTGGTCTACTTCTGTTTTCTTAACAAAGTTATCGTCTACATCCTTTTTCTTATAAATAGCCGTTCCGTAATGTTTGGTGGTAAGTACTGTGAAACTATCTGTACCATCATAGTGTTTAAATTCCTTGCCTTTAACAAACGTATTAACGGAGTTATCGCCAAGTTCTACGTTACCGCTAGTAGATACTTTAGCCATGCCAACACCATGTCCGTCAGGTTTATAACCCTCGATTAAGGTATTATTAGCCATTTTAAGTGCGCCGTTTAATGTACCACCTGTTAGTTTGAGATAATCAAGCGTTGCCAATCGTGCGGTATTGATAGAGTTTTGATAATCCTTATTTGGATCACCAACATAAATATCAACTTGGTGTCGCTTATTTGGTTTTTCTGTTAATACCGCAAAATAGAATTTGCCGTTGTAATAAGCTATATCTTCGATTTCAGTAGTTCTATTGATTTCAATAATCTGTTTAACTGTGCCAAATGGTGTACATTCTACCAAACTACCAAGCGTTGCACTCATGATGCAGCCATTCAACATGAATGCCCCATTGTTATTGAAATCATCATATTCATAATCGACTTGATATGTTTTTAATTTCTTGAAATCATCGTTGTATAAGTTGATTTCCCGTAATCGTTGTTGACCGCTAATAGGTACGATGCTTACATAAGTACGTGTGATTGGGTCATATCCAATATTAAATACACGTTCATTCAATGTGATAGTGCGTTCATATTGCATTGTGTCAGCATTAAGTACTGTTAGGTTGTTACCATTTTTTAAGCCGTTTGCAAGATAAATCTTATTAGTGTTCTTGTTGTAGCACATAGTATTACAATGCCCCATCTTATCAGGGTCATTAAATTTGTAAGTGCCTACAATCTCAAACGTGGATGAATTGAGTTCATATAACACTTGATTAGTGCCATCACCATTAATACATGCCAATACAAACACATTCTTTTTATCGTTGTAGGTGAACCCCTGACATTGGTTTACTTCATCGCCATATTGAATATTTTTCACAAACGCAATATTGGATGAACCTTTAAGCATTGGTGTTTCAGTAGGATAAAATGGTTTTACATTGTTGTATGTACCCATATCCATGACACTATCAACAGTATTGAAAGTTAGATGTTCATTAATTTTGTAGATGCCATTAGGTACTAACAATATCTTATTTTTAAGATTGTCATTAGCACGTTTAAATGCTGCGGTATCATCTGCTACACCATCACCAACTGCCCCAAAGTCTTTTACGGAAACGATGCCGTACAAGCTATCTTTAGGAATAAACTTTGTATCGGCTTCGGTTTTTGTAATCAAACCACCGCCATTAGGCAAGGCGATTTGTTCCGCTTTACTTGCTGCGACTTCTGCACGTTTAGCAGCATCAGCTGCCTTGATAGCGTTGCTTGTAATGGATGTTTGTTTGTTATCAATATCATTCTTTAAAGTCTTAGCTTGGTCTACAAGATTATTAATATCTCGTTTATCAACAGTTGTCTGACCTGCATAAGCCTTTGCATCTCTCACCAATCGTTCTGCCGTAGCAACATTAGTAGAGGATGTGTTAAGTGCCGTATTAGCGGTTGCCAATTTATCGTCAACAGTCGATGCTATTGTTTTAATCTCTTCGCCCAATCGGTTGATTATATCTGCATTAGCATTAATCTTATCGGACTTTTCAGAAATTACATTCATAGCATTAATGGCATCATTAGCAGCCTTTACAGAACGCTCAACAATATCTTTTGCAACTTCATTTGCGTTTTTGTCGCTATCAACTCGAATTTTTAAAGAGCGGTCTAGTTCTGCTTTCATCTCTTGTAAGATGAGTATGATCTTATCGGTTGCGTGTTCGATGTTCTCGAATGGATATTCGTCCGGCAAGTCCATATCTTGTGAAATAGGTGTTCTACGTTCCAAGATAACCTTTTGTCCTACGGCTAGTGCATCTCCATTAGCTGGGTAAATTACCGATTTGGTGCTTTCGTCATAATCAATGTTACCTACTTGTACCGCCTCTGTACCATCTTCATCAACGATAGTTAGTTTAATATCCTCGATTTGAACGAAATCATATGGGAAAATAAACTTCTTATTTCTCCCATCGCATTGATACACTACAGATGGTTTTAGTACTTCTGGTGTCAATTTAACATCCCCTTTCAATGTATATAAATAGGACTACCCATTATGGATAGTCCTTATTTATCAATGTTTCTTTTTATCTTTTTTAGTTTTAAGTCTACGGTCAAACATGATAGCCATGATTACATCCTCTATAGCTGCATCGGTATCGGTGAATGCATATCTAGCTAATGTCCATAGTCCATCTGTAACAGTATCACTAAAACCAGTTGCCCTATTAGCTAGTTGACTAAAACTTCTGCCTACATCAATGCCATCTTTTTTGTCGCTTACAATAGCGTTGCTAACATCAAAGAATTTTTCTGCAATGCTTGTAGCTAATACTGTGTTTCCTTTGTTATAAGGTCTTTCTCCCAATATAAACTTCATAGCCATATTGGTTATATCCCTAACCAACGGAACACCCATAGTACCTTGTGCGACCAACTCTTCGATAAATGACTTAGCTAAATCTTCTGGTTTATCATCATCGCCATTCGTCATAGCTTTGTAAGCCATCATGCCTATTGCTGGAACTACCAATGACCACCATAGCACTTTAACGAACCTTGCATAATCACCTATATCTTTTCGTGCGTAGTTACCCTCTGTAATGATGTTATATAACGTATTAGCGTAGGAATAGAACGGAATAAACATTTGCATAATAGAACTTCTAGCACGTTGAATAGCAACAGCATCTTTAGTATCACCACTACCAAATATATCTCGGACTGCTCTATCGCCAGCTTCGATTGCTTGTTGTTCTATCCATTCAAGACTTACACCCTCTTTACCAATTAGTTCCGCTTGCTTTTGATCATATGCAAATTTCCATACAGGAATTGATAAAGCAAAATCTGTTTCCGTAAGTAATCTGAACCCCATTTGATTTATATCATCTCGAATGTCAGATAACTGTTCTACCTTATAACCACCAACATTTGTATCACCTAAACGTAAACCTTTACCAGCGATAGATAAACCTTGTTTCAAGTCTTTGTCTAAAGTTTGTACACGCTCACGCATAAAGATTGATTTTCCCAATACAAAATCTCTAGTGTTGTTATAAGTAGTTGTACCGTGTCCGTAAAAACCAATACCAGCATGATTGATGGCTCTAATCGTATTACCTACACCGATACGATAGAATGCAACAGGAATGTTCAACGCATTTTGTAATGCTACGGATACACGTCCAACCATAACAGCTGTATTTGTATTCTTTTTAAGCGTAAGAATTAATCTGTCAAAATCATTTGTTTTAGCTGGTTCATCTTGCCAGTTATCTCTAACCCAAGTTCGTAAGAATTGGTAAGTGTCTGCACCAAATTTATCTACAATGTAGTTTTGTAGTTCACGATTAGAGATTAACTTATTAACATCTGTTACCGCTTTACGCATTGTAACGTGGTTAATAGCCTCTGTGATAGCATTAGGAATAACATCAAAATCAAGCAATAATGATTTATCCTTAACCACATCTAAACGTGGTTTAGTCGCACTCATGCCTGTTCCCCAAACCGCATTACTACTTACCATAGTTTTTGCAATATCTTCAACTTGGTTATCACTTACGGATGCATTTACTTTAGGGTTATACACGATTGGGAAATATTGACCCTCAATGTTTCTACCGCCAATAGAGAATGTTAAACCCTCTACTTTCTTTAATGGGTTACCATATAGTTCCTCTTGTACTCGACTTCGCTCATCAAAGAATGAATTGATATGATCCCATGTACGAATTACAAATTCCCAGTCCTTATCAGTCATGTGTTCTTGGAACGCACGTTCAATTTCAACCTCATTTGCTTTTGTGGTTTCCATTACACGTTGTCTATTGCTCTCAGTACCCCAATTCAGGGCAATCATGATAAGTTGCTCTTTTGTTAAGCCGTATAACTCACCAACTGTATACAAATGGTCATTTCGCATATCAAACAGTTCACGCTTGGAATATATTCCTACATCATTAGCCAATCTACGCATTGATGCTTCCTTACGTTCATTGAACTCTTGCGTTGCTCGGTTGATTGGGTCATAGATGTATTTAACCGCAAAGCCATTTTTACCGCCACCCATTCTACGTAAGAATATTTCAACTTTAAGTAATGCTAGATGAAAACTATATAGCTTACCACTTACTGCATCCATCTTAGTTTGATTGTTGAGTTTGTTGAATACATCGCCACTTTCTTTACCAAATGTTTCTGTAGCCTCAGCAATGATTTCTTGTACTGCATTTTCAAATGATACGCTTTCACCCTTATCATTCAAGATGGTTGTACCCTCATACTCGTTTCTGCCATTCTTATACATACCAGTCATGAGTTCTTCTAGTGTTTCTAGTTCATTCATGGTGATGGATTTGAATGATTTAGGTGTTTCGGAGTAGAACATCTTAACTATCCAAGGTTCTAATTTAAAAGTACTTTGTTGATTTAGAATACCAACATCAGGATCTAGTGCTGCTAGTACTGAGTTCATATCAAAACCATCAGTAGGTGGTAAGCCATCGTACTTAGTTAAACCCATTTGGTATGCCATGTGGCTATAGAAATAACGCATATTAGGTTCAATAGCAATAGGGTTCTTAGGTCTGGTCATTCGTTGCAACTGTTGTTTCAATTTCAATCGTAACTTCTTGGACTTTTCAAAGTTTTCAAATGCTACTCTTGCTCTCGCTTGTTGCAACATCTGTTCACGTTTATATCCTAGTGCTTTATCAACATCACCGATCGCCAATGCTCTATCGGCTTTCTTACCAGCCGTAACCGCTTTATTCTGATACGTTTTAAACTGTATCGCATTAGAGATAGGCAATTCACCTAATTCTTTTCTCGCTCGGTTCATGTAATCGGAAATAGTACCAAGTCCAGCACCTCGAATAGAACGAACATTATTGATGCGGTTATTCAGCATATACTGTAAACGTTTGATACGTTCTTCTGCTTTTTCTAACTGTTTTGTAGTATCAGATAAAGCAGCATCTACTTTTTTCTTATCAGCTTTCAACTCATCGTACTTAGTAGGTTTAACCTCTTTTTCGATTTCGTCTAATTCTGTATCGATTGTTTCTGCGTTAGGGTCTAGTTTACGAATACGCTCTAACAATTCCCAGTTCTTTGCCAATTCACGATTAGTAGACTTTTGAATAATCTTACTTTCCTCTTCGGTGAGTTTCATTTGACCTTGGGTACTAAGCAAGATTTCTTCTGCTATTTGCTCATTGGTTTTACCTGCGTTGTTATCACGCATAAACTCTGCTTTCGCATTGTCCATTTCTTGATTGATAGCATCGTTAAATGTAGCACCAGTTTGTTCTACTTCCGCTTTCTCTAACTCTTCAATAGAATTATATTGTGTTTTTTCAAAAGCACTCTCACCTAATGCGTTGTATCGTTGATGGTCTTTGTAGATAGGATATTGCTCAATCAATCGTTTTTCGATTTCGACTTGTATTGCATCTTTTTCTTCATCCCATTCCTTGATAGGTCTGTTATCAAGTTCTTTCATGAGTTTTCGCATCACACGTTCTTTTGCTTTCTCTTTTACATCTGCAATGTAGGACTGCATACGTGCTTGGTCTTGCTCGGATAATTGCTTATAGAGTTCTGTTTTCTCAAACTGTTCAAGTTGTTGTTGCTCTGCGTATGCCTCTATATCCTCTTGGGTTGCGATCATACGTGCCATAACATCTTTAATGTCAGATGGTACTTCACCACCTAATCGTTGAACGCTACGATAAATGTATGTTAGCCATTTGGAGAATTGACGGAATACTCTTTGCAATGCACTTGTTGGTGCTTCACCACTTCGCAAATAGCTTTCCCAACCTCGTGCAAATTTCTCATGTGCTTTCGTATTGTCTACGTTTTCACCATCAACCCAACCGCTCCACTCTTTCAACTTGTTCCAATCTGTTACAAGTTGCTCAGGTGCGTTTTCCATAGATGCTAATTTTTGTATATCATCAAAGAAAACATGACCCATCTCGTGTAAGAATGTACTTCTATCTGCAGTTTTGAAAATGCTGATAATGCGTTTACCATCTTTCATGATGTCTGTCATGCCATTAACGGTTTGGTTATATGTTTGTGTATAATAATTGCCATTTCCATTATTATCTACATATAAAACACCTTTTCCGTCCTTGACTCCATTCAATATGTCTTTTATACTTATAGTATCAAAAGCAGTACTACTGGTCATTTGACCGACCGCTTGGCTATTGCCACTCTGAGTCGGGCGACTAGTAGTACTGCTTTTTTGCATAATTATATCGTATAAATAAACTGTTCTTGGGTATACTGTTAAATGCCCTTGTTTCTCTTCTGCTACAAATCTAACTGCATAATAATTTCCATTAATACGAATTGCCGATAGTAAATTGTGGTAGTTAACAATAGTATTTTTTCTATTTTGCGATTTACGTTGATTAGCACTCATGCCAGATTTTGATCTACCAATTTTATTATTAGGAGAGCTATCAATCAATACACTATGTTGCAATATATTTGCAATATCTTCTACAATTCTTCTTTTTTTATTTGCTATTTTTTTACCTTTTTGCGTACCATATGGAATATGTTTAATACCATTAATATCATCAGGCGGTAAAACAATAACCTTACCATCCTCAATCATAACAGCTTGTGGTGGTGTGTTTTTAAATAAATCTATTATGTCTTTTTCTGTTTTCAGATTAGTTTTAAGATTTGTTAAATCAACAACTTGTAATCTGTGATTTAAGTCAACATCAACATTTAGTGGTTGTGCATATCCGCCTTTTTCTCCTAATTTAGCATTCATGTTGATACGCACGCTATCACGGAAATAATCCATAGCGGTATAACCGCCTTTGCCCATTTGTCGCATATATTGTGCCATTATATCAGCGTGTTGTGCCATCAATAATGCATTTGCTTTTGCAGTTTCACGTTGTTTTCTATTTGTGCTTTCGCTAATAGCTTTAACTACTTCGTTGTATACATCATATCCACTTTTAGATAATTGCATCCGTAACGCTATGTCATTATTCGCCAATTCAAAGACTTTATCTTTCATAGCCTCTAGGCTTTCAATCTGCATCAACATATGTTCCATATCTGCATAATGTGCATCAGATTGTGCTAATGCATCAGCATTACCATCAAGGCTTTCCGTTGTAGTTGCTCGGCTATACTCATATGCTGCTCGTCTACGTTCTGCATTGGTACGTGGTGCTTTACCGCCGTTGTTAGCTTTATAATCAACTAACCATTGTGGTTCAATACCAGTACTTACCGCATCATTGATAGATTTATCTGCATTGTCAAAATCACTAGCATAGTTTTCTCTGTACTGTTCTTTTAACGTATGCAATAAATTATTAAAGTTACGTTTAATGTTCGTAGGGTCTGCCAATACTTCATTAAGTACTTCACGATCTATATCAGATGCACCCTCAAACTCATTACGAATAATATCATCTTTTATACGTTCCGCACGTTTAGAGGTATCATCTTTCAATACAGATTTTGCTACATCTACTTCTTGTTTTGCACGCTCTAAAGTAGCCAATGACATACCACCTCTAGTAAAGTAAGAGGTTTGTTTCAATGCATCTACTGTTTCATCGGATAAGTTCATTGATACTTGTGCATAACTACCAATAGGAATTTCAACAGGTGCATCTGCCTCGATAGCTGCTTTTACTTCCTCTTGCGTTACTAAGCCATTATCTACCATATCACGGATAGCAAGTTGTCCGTTTTCAGATTGTACTAATTCTGCTACATCTACATATTGAGTTGATACCCCAATCTTATCGCCCTGTGCTTGTACGATTTTTCCGTATAGTTCAGGGTTTTCTTTTGCGATTTTATTGGTAGTACTATCTTTACGAACATTATCCATAATAACTGCGCCGTTGCGGTTTTGCTCTGCAATGATAGCTGCTTGTTGTTGCTCTGGTGTTAGCTTTTGAAAATCACGGAAAGCCTTTGCAGTACGCACACCGCCAACCGCACCACCAATAGCACCAAAACCTATTACCGCTGGTAATGCTTGTTTCATTGCATCTAGTGAACCGATTGCAATATCACCTACGCTATAATAACCCTCTAAGTCATTATCTTTTCGTGTTAGGTTATGTTGTACCTTTTCATTTACATCTTGCAAACCCTCTTCAAAGAGTTCAGGTACACCAGCTTTAATAGAGTTCTTAGCCATCTGTGCAACAGTTGTTCCAATACCTCTATCAAAGGTTTTGACTGTATCACCAACACCAGCGCTAATAGCTTTTGCAATCATACCTTTAGGTGCTACTGCTTTAAAGGCTTTACCCATAGCTGCAGTTGCTGCAAACTCAATACCTGCATCAATAGCAGCGTAAGACATAGCATATTGATTAGCCTCTTGGTCTGTGTATACTCGGTTGCCGTTCGCATCTTTCTTTTGAGTGAGTTCAATGTACTTATTGCCAAATGACATTTTGTACATATTCCGTGCCATGTCAGCACCGCCACCCCATTTAGCACCAGTAGCAGCACCAGCACCTGCACCTACACCCTCTGTAGCTAAACCACCGATTAATGCACCAGCAACTGCACCAGCTACCGCACCTATACCGCCTTGTTTAGCCATCATGTAGCCTTGTCCAGCGGTTTCACCGATTACAGATTGTGCTACATCTAGTCCATCTGCATGACGATAATTTGCAAGGTTAGTTTGTAAGCGTTGAATTTCGTTTGTTAATTCTTCGATTTTCTTAGGGTCTGTAGTGTTGGATAGTTCATAACCAACATCCCCCAACTTCATCTGATCATTAATAGACCATATATTCTGTTGGATGCTATCCCATATACCATGAGTAGATTTGATAGACTGCAAGTTATCTAAACTATATATAGCCTCTGATTGTGAACCATATTTAATTTTGTATAACTCTGGGTACTCATCATATAGCGACTGTACTGTTCGCCCTCTATCAACTTGATTAGCAAGATAAGCTGCCCTCGTGAACCCTGTTTCACCGCTATTTAAGATAACATCTGCACCGATGTTTAATTTATTAGCATAGTCTAGTGCTGCATTAGCTTTTACTGCATCATTACTTGCATAGATAAAACGTGCGGATGCAGCTTGTAAGGCTGGGTTATTTATAATAGGGTTTTCCTTTAAAGCCTCGCCAATGGTAGATACAGTCTGTAAGGTTCTATCCTTACCACCAGTTGTATCGACTAGATAAGGTGCATCTGCTAAATTGCCTAACGCATTACCTACTTGTTTTACTGCATCTACTGCATTACCTACAACTCCATTAACAGGTGTGCCTAATTCTCCATGATCGCCATCCTTGTTAATAAATGGGTTGATTTTCTGTTGTTCTATTTTCCATGGGTTATTAGACATATTTCCACCTATCCCTCAATATTATACTTAGCATGGAATGTACCCTCATCCATATCTTCAAAATCACCATTAGATTTATAAAGTCTTATATAATGTGTATCACCAAGTACTTTCCAATTAACTATACCATCACCAGCCAACATAGCCATCGATGTATTAGTTTTATAATTATCTCCATTTTGCCAAAAGTGCTCTACTTTTGTTGTTTCAATTATTGTATTACCTGCTATTTCATGTGCAGCCCAATCTAACTCAGTACTTGTTGGTTCTCTTCCTTCAGATGCTCTAAACTTAGATACCCATGCACCCATTTGTTGTTTAAAGCCTATCTTTGCTAACCCTTTTTGTTGCTCGTTCATGTTCTCTAAACTATCGTTAAGAACATAATTCACACCAGCTAACTCTGGTGCATAATCACCAGTTCCGTTATCACGGTCATTAACTGTTCTACGCAATGAGTTGTATTGCTCTAATGATAAGTTAATATGATTATCATCAATAAATTTAAAGATTTCTTCTTGTGATTTGTTATTACCAATCATAGAACGTATTTCATTCATTCCCCATGATTGTGCTGCCGCTTGTTGTTCCTTTTTATCAGCTCGCATAAATTGGTTTCTTTGTGAACCAAAAGCTAATATCAAATCTTTGTTATCGCCAATAGCGTTACTTAACGCATTCGCTAGTTCACCATTAGATGCACCATTTTCTTCCATTTTGTACAGCATTAATTGGATAGCCTCTTTTTGCCTAGCCAATTCTTCTGCACGTGCTTTTTTACGCTTGGACACTTCCAACTTATAGGCTTTCATATATTCTTCTCGTTTTTGTAAGAGTTCGCCATCGGTATATCCTTTAGCACTACCGCTAAACTTACCTACACCAACTACTGGGTATATATCAGCACTAACAATAGACACACCACCGCTACCAGCTTGTGCAACTTTACCATCTCCCATATAGATACCAACATGAGTTACACCTTTATAGGCTTGATTATTCGTATTTACTGCACTAGGATCATCACTAGGCGCCCATCGTTCGTTATTGCTTTCTACGTACCAAAATACTAAATCACCTTTTTGTGCTTGCGATATATCTTTTACAAGTTTACCCTCTTGTTCAGCTTGTAAGTACTGCCCATCTGCGGTGCGGTAGTTAAGAGTAACCCCAGCTTTTGACATGGCATCTAAAGTGAATTTACCGCAATCTGTACTTTCACCACCATCACCACCTAGCACATATGGTTTGCCTAACTGTTCATTAACTGCACCATCAAGTGCAGGTAGGTTTATATTTCCGCCTTGCCCTGCTTTAGGTAGACTAGCTATAAATGCATCAGCACCTTTTTCGATACTATCATCATCTTCACCATATGTATCTACATCACCTACAATACGTTTATCGATTGTTTGTTGGGTATTAACCTTATCGATTGCCACGGCTGCTTTAGATAACACACCCTCACTCACACCCATTTCTCGTAGTGCTGCTATTGTTTGTGGACCTGCGGTAATATCATTTCGTGTTACTGTTTCATCAATAATTGCAGCGCCTACTCGGTCTGCTACTTCTTGATATTTAGCTTTTACAAATTCTTCACCACGTTCACCATACATAGTTTCAATGCTACTCTTAATAGTGCTTAATGAGTTAGATACAATATTAGGATTGTTATAGCCTAGTACTGCAATCTGTTCAGATGATTTCACATTGTTATTAAATGTTACATCTTTGTACTTCTCACGTTCGGAACGCTCATGCACTTGGACACGTATATTATTAGCGTGATAATCTTTATCCGCCATTTGTAAAAATCGTTCACGCAATCGCTTATTGTTAGGTAAATTACTTAATACCTCTTGTCTGATGTTATATTCACTTTCATTAAATAGTTGCGTTACATTAGCAGCGCCATTTAACTCTTTATGTAAAATACCAGTTTCTTTATTGGTCAATTCATGTGATATACGATTTTTATAATCTGTTTCAGCGTTCATATAAGCGATGTTTAAATCTTCATCAAGTCGCTTTTGCATCTGTTCGTTAATGTTATCAATGGCATTAATTACACCTTTTAAACCTTGTTGATTTCCGCCAAATGCTAATTCATTACCAGTAGCTTGCACACTACCGCTAATTGTATTTAGTTTTTGTTCGCCATTGTAATTTACAAACCGCATTAGATACCCCACTTATTACTTCTGATAGTATTTCTTACAAATCTACCATCTCTAACCAAGTTAGATTGTTGAGATGCTTTTAAGCTAGGTGAATAATATCCACCGCTATTACTACTACCGCCATATTGACCTTTAAGTCCATAGATACTAGATGCACCACTTAATATCGTACCTAGCATAGCCATTCTAGTTTGTTTCTTAGCATTACTTGCCGCTGCTCGTGCGGTGCTTGCCTCGTTGCGGTAGTTCATACCATTAAGATATTCGTTATAGATACTGTTATTTTTGTTACTTTCCCAATTTTGAATATCCTTGTTGTACTCGTCATAGCTAGATGCCATAAGTTGTAATGGTGTACCACTCATAGCTAAACCGCCTGCACCAGTTTCTGCCACGTTCTGCCCTTGGATAAGTCGCATCTTATCGGACATTTTATCTCGCTCTTGCAAGGCTTGGTCTGCAATCTGTTCTTGCTTGCGATCACTAATGCGTGCGTTAGCCTCTGCTACCCTTGCTTGTTGTGCGTACATTGCAGCTTGTGCTTTTCCCTGTTGGTGTTGAGTAAACAATGTACCAACCATACTTGCTGCCGTTAATGCAATAGGGTTACACATTCGCATCCCCCTTTCTCAATGTGAATAAAACCATATCCCCATCGTTAATATCGTAATGAATAACCGCACCTAATGACTTTAGCCATCTAATGGTGCGGTGATTTTCTTTGTGTATATAATTAAAAAGTACTTCCCTAGTTTTTAACCATTCCCTAATGATATTTCTACTAATTTTTATAAATTGCTTTTGCAATGTCAAACTACGTTCAAAATCTTTACTCCCCAAAAAGTAAATGCAATGCATACCATTTAATGATGTGTTTGATACCCCATACACACATAATGGCTTGTCATTATCAATAACAATTCGACTTTGATAATCTTCCCCAAGAATATCGTTCACAAAGTCATTTTCGCTATAGTTTGAATTTTTTCGATTGATATATTTAACCTCTAAGGCATCTATCGAACGTAAGTTGATATATAACTCACGAATTAAAGAAACGTGCTTAGATGGGCAAATATTACATTCCATGAACATTTGGGAAACCACCGCCAATTTCTACCTCTCTTGTAACCGCTAACAGGTTAAATGGGAAAGGTTTTGAGTGCTTTATGCAAATTTCTGTATTTGTATTAACGCTAGTTGCTATCTTAGGTAGTACTATTACAGTATCACCAGTAAATAGCGATTTAGGTTTCATAATTAAATCATCTACATCATCAAATGTTTTGCCAACGCTGCCACCATATGAACGATATAACCGCAACGCAACTCGTGACATAGTAATCAATCTACATTGCAACGTGCCATCGTTAATTTGTTGCTCTACGCTAGGTATTTTGATTTTAGTAGTATAAGGCAACCCAACAGTAATTACATTTGCTTTGCCGTCTAATTTAATAACCCCAGTTGGTGGCACTACCCTTGATGGCATCTGTTGTCCATCAACTACTATGTCTACCATTTGCCCTACTAGATGAGGTGCATTGATGTAATCAGTCTTAATTGAATTAGCGACTTTAACATAGCAGTCTAGGAACACATCGGAGTTATCTTCTGTGTATAGCGGAATGCTACGTTCAATGCATTTAACATTTTTATTATTGATAACACGATCTACTACAAAATAGATTGTGTCTTGTTCGCCCTCTGCCACACTCTCTACATATCGGTATTTGCCATTAGTAACAAAGTGCGACCAACCATATACCTTTTGTTCAGGAATATAAGTTAAACAGTTGAGTTGTCCATCATCTCGTACATAGTAGATGATACTATCTGGGTCTTGTGCATAAGCACTCGTTACTGCCACATGACCTTTAACCAATGTTTTAACAAACAATGTAAGGTCTTGCCCTGTGTAGTTGTCGCTCTCGTAAGAGTACCCCATATCACGAACAGTACCACCACGTTCTTGAACGAACACACATCTATTACCGATAAACTGTGGTTCACACTTTAACGCACCACGTTGTGTTTGTGTTTTCAAATAACAGTTAGTAGGTGTAATGGTTTTGCTCCCATCTACTATCCACTCATTACCGCTAGTTAAAACAATTAAGTCATTAGCTGGTACAAGGTGTCTAATCTCATACATCTTGCGGTTGATTACTGGTAGTGTGATTGCGCTATCATCTGTGATTGTACCCCCTACTTTTTCAACCCCAAAGTTAGGATAATCACCAGTACGGCTAAACCAAATATAGTTAGGCTTACTATCAGTAGCAGCGACCACAAATCGGTCTTGATAGAATGTGCATAACTTTGGATAACCTCTACCACTATTCCAACTGCCTAACTTCCATTGGTGGCTAGGTTCACCCTCTTTAATACCATTCAGAACATTAACCTTTGCGTTCTTAGCATCGGTTACGCTTTTAATCTCAACGATGCCATATTGAGTGAATGGCATGATAGATAAGTCGCAATTAACAGAACCACCTTTAATATCGGAGATATATTTTAACCTTGCTCCAGCCTCTATCTTACCTGTATCAGTAACATTGTAGTCATTCTTAGAGGTGTATGTTCTGTAATCTTTCCATGTTTGTCCATCGTTGTTAGAAATCTGTAGTTTTACAGTACCTTCCCATGTACCATGTGTTGTGAATTTCCATGATAACTCTGTATCAGTACTATACGCACTAACATTGTAATTGATATTGTTATAGGTCTTTTCGATTCTTTGGGCTTGCATATAGCGTTTGACTTTTTTCTCTACCACTTCGCCAGCTGACTTGGTGTGTACCGCCTCTACATAGTAGGCAATCTGAATAACACTACCTACCATATCCTCTGTGAAGAGGTCTTTGGTGGATATGATCGTATCACCATTAACAGTTAATGTGTGTCCATTATCCGTGTTGATTTCATCATAAGGTTGTTCAGTCAGTTTGTAAGCACTCATCCGCCAGTCAGTATCGCTATATCGTGATAGCGTTTGAATAGGGTACTTGCCACTACAAATGAACATTACATCGCCACTTTGGATGCAGTTTAATTCGCCTACAACGTCCTCCTCAAATGGTGTTGCTACTTCAACATTCGTATATACACCATTGCGCCATACTCTAACATACCTATCACCAAATTCAAGCATGAATGATTGGTTCTTGTTGGTTGTAAACTCAAACAGTCTAACAGGTTTATCATTGTACTTAGCGTAACCGATAAACTGTGAACCTTGCCGTCTAGCTACCGCACCATAAGGTCGAATAACTGCGTTTTCAGCAAGCAGTAATGCACTTTTATATTGTTCTAAGTCAAATCGACTAGATACATCAGGCGATACCTCGCCAGTAGTAAATGCGACTTGTCCGATATACATAGGTTGCATATCACCAACTCCTTGCTTTCAAATAGCTAGATACATAAGGCATATCTAGTCTACGTTCTTTTGCACTCATAGATTTTGCCTCTTGTAATGCTGCTTGATATAACTTGTATGATTGGTCGAATAAACCGTTATTACCAGTTAGTGGCATTGCTAAATCAGATGCCATCTTACACACCAATGCTTTAACAAATATAGGGTTCATTACATCAGCATCGGTTATATCGTACACATAATCAATGTGCATCAATGGTACATCAGATACGATGTACTTTGTATTGTTATCAGTTAGGTAAACATCATATTCACGTTGCTTTTCCGCTCGGTATCGTTCACCCTGTGGAATTACTGCAAGGATGCGAACACACTTTTCAGGGTACGCATATACATAACCCCAACCATCAATCTTATGTTCGGATAACACCGCACGTTCACGCTTTCGTGCAAAGTTCCATTCAAACTGCTCTAACAATACTCTACGTGTTAGATCATAATGCAATCTGCATTGTCTAGCAGGTTCTGTTTCTTCCGTCATAGAACGAATGCGACCTGCATTGATAAGCGATAATGCTTGATTGCAAATATCAGTAGGTGTCATATTTCCACCTTTCTATAAAAAAAGAGGGATGCATAAGCACCCCTCGTTCAATTATTCAGCAGTTTCTTTCGCTTTCTTACCACGTTTATTTGGTGTAGGTTCTACAGTTTCTTCTGTAGGTTCTACTTCTGCGACTTCTTCTGCACCAACAGTTTCAAACAGATCTTTGAAGTAGTCTTTATCGTATTCAGCCACTTCTTCTTTTGTAAATTCAACTGTTGTTCCCTCTTCAATTAAACCCTTTGTATTATGATAAAGGGTTACTTTTGCAACGTATTCCATATTAGCCACCTTATTTAATATTAATGCCACTTGTTAAGAATGCGGAGATTTGACCGCCAGTCATATTGTTTGCGTTGATGCGGATGTATTTTTTACCGCCATTAGCTAAACGCACATTGTATTCTGTACCAGCTGGTGCATTAGCTACCATTGTAATACCATGCAACAATACCGCATTTGCCATGTTATCTGTATCAGATGTGTACACGTTAAATAATGGTGTGCCAGTAACTGTTTTATCAATGCGAATTACAAGGAATAAGTTAGGGTCTGCATCGCCACCATTACCATTCATCACTACATCGGAGTTAGTGTTTGTTGTAATGTCTTTCTTGAAAAAGAATGTATTTTGAGTATCAATAATCATATATATTTATCCCCCTATTAATTAAGCAGTAACTCGTGCTTCTGTGGAAAGTAATGCATCGATTTTACGAACAGGAATGCCATTAGCACGTGTAACCATTTTACCCATTTCCATATCTTCTGTGATTGTAGAACCATGTACTTTGTTCTTTTGTAAACGTAAGAATGTACGCAATTCTTGGTTCATGTACCATACAGGACGGCAACCAGTAAGAGAATGCATTCTTTCTTCTGCACGGATCATCAAGTTAATTAAGTTAGGACCTGCGGAAATATCTTCTTTAATGGCTTTCATATCGATATTAGCGATACGTACTACATAGCGCCAATCACGCACACACAAACCAATGTTTTGTTCAAAGTGAGTACGATATGCCTCAAACAAAGAGCCGTCAGGTTTAGTGATTGTAGTCTTACCTTTATCTTCTTGTTGTAAACCTGCCTCTGTACCACGTGGATAGATACCATGTACAGTAAGTGGACCCCAACCCACAAGCCACATAGATGCAAGGTTAGCAGTACCTTCAGCATCGATAATATTCTTAGCGCTATCAGCTTTCTTAGGGTCTAATGTATTAAAACGTGCGGATAAACCAACAAACTTTTCAGGTGTGCTTTCATCGCCATAAAAAATAGTACGTGCGATTTCTTGACCCATAGCCTCAACGAATGCAGCATCTTCTGTTGCACGGAACGCTACAGGGTCATTAGACAATTTAACCAACTTAGCATCTACTTCAGAGTAAGCCTCAAGCATACCGCAAGTGTCGGTAATTTGTTTTGTAGTAGATTTGCTAGGTTGTACACCGCCATAAAGCATACGCCATGTAGCCGCAGGCAAACCAGTACGTACTGTTGTTTTGTTAGATGTACCATCGTTACATTCAATCATTGTCATATCTTGAACGATTTCGTTAGATTGGTTTAATTGTTCGATGATTTGTGCGATTTTTCCGTTAGGATCCATGCGCTTTTGCAAATCAATTAAAGTAGGGTTTTGTGTTCCGATTGTAGCCATAAATTATTTTCTCCTTTTATTTGAACATACTCGGATATAAGTTTCTTCTGATTGCATCTTCTGACTGTGTACCACCAGTTGGTTGACCGCCACCAGCGTTATTATCTTCACCAGCCATACCAGCAATCTGTGCGAATAGTTGGATAATTTCTACACGATTACCTAAGCCATTTTCTGCTAGCAACTCACGGATATTAGGAATTGCCTTTTCTACAACTTCAACACCAGTTGCAGCTTTACCAACTGTTTCATCGTATTTATTACCTAATACCTCTTTAGTGTGTTCTGCGTAGCCTTTATACTGTTCTACTAACGCCTCTTGCCTTTTAGTTTCATAAGCAGTTACAAGGTCAGTTGCATACTTTTCACCAAACCTAGCCATCTCTACTGCTTGCTCTTGCGTAGCACCTACGCCATTAAGCAACTTAGAGAAATCAGCTGCTATTGTTTTGTCTACTTCGCCACTATCAAAGGCTTTTGAGAAATCATATACAGTAGGTTCCTTTGGTGGCTCTTGGTTACCGCTTGTGTCGGTACTACCACCTAAGATTGTGTCTTGGGTATTTGTATCGTTATCCGTAGTAGGTGTACTACTATCTGCACTCGTTGTGTTATCATTCGTGCCTTGCGTTAAATCTTCTGCCATAGTTATTCACCTTTCTCCTCTAACTTTTTGAATAGTTTTTGTTGATTGATATATTCCAATTGTGCTTGATGGTATTTCATTACACCCTCTACACCATCACCAATGCTTGCCAAATCATTCATATAGGTTAACCCTACTTTTCGTTTCCCCTCATTGAAGAATGTTTCAGAATTACCTGTGAATGATTGTTTTAATATGTTGGTGCGGTCTAAAAGCCTACAAAAAAACCACCTACCAAGTTCAGTACTTAGTACGTGGTTAAGTGCATCGATATCACGATCACGAATATAATCTTGTTTTGTTTTCATCTACACCCCCATACCCATTAACTGTTGCATTACTGGGTTTCCGTCATTGGCTGCCTCTGTTGCTTGTTTTGCAGCACCAGCCATTTGAGGTGCTAGTTGTGCCATTTGAATTGCTTGTGCTTGTTCTTCTTGCTCTTGTTGTGCTTGTTGTTGTTGCGCCATGATTTGTTGATACTCGTCATTAGAACGAATAACCTTAATCGGTACACCAAGATTTACACCGTAAATATCAGCTGCCTCTTCAAAGTTAAACTTCTGAACGATGTTAGCATTGCCCTGTGCTAATGACATAATGAACGCATAGTACTGTTCAATATTTACCAATGAAGACATTTTCTGTGCTTGTGCTAGCGGTGAGATGTATTCAATCTTTACATCTAAGCCGTTTAGCATTTCCGCTACTTCATCGTCAATCGGAGGGAATATTTCAGCCCTATCCAAGATGCCATAAGTACGTTCAATGATTGGGTTCAAGAACTCACTTTGTAAGCGTTCGACTACAGGACCTAACTGTTGCATCTTTTCTTGTGTACGCTCCATAACCTCACGTGCGGTCATTTGCCCTGCATCTAGGTTATCAAGCATTAAGAATAAGTCAGCGCTATAAGCACGTTTTATGCTTTCTGATACAAACTGTATCTTCGCTTGTACATTAGCAACATCAATGCCTACATTGAAGATTGGCTCTACCTTTTCGTTAGTATCAACTTCCGTTACACCACCCGGAAATAGATTTACGCTACCGATTACACCAGATGATGCACTCATAGGTGGTTTAATACCTAATTCAATAGCCGTTACTAAATCTTTTTCAAGTAACTGTAACATCTGTGCATCAGATTGTGCGAACCATGCACACCCTTTGCCATAACCGCTTAGATCATGTGTAGTGTGTCTTGCAATAGGTATCGCCCATTCTTCAAAGCCACTATGTCTTAGCACTTCATCTGTGTTACTACCCTCTACCCAGTAGATAGAGGAATAAGGCATATTTTTATTGCCTAGCTTTCCATTGCGTTCTTTGTTAGGCATTACTAACCAACAAACAATAAAGGTACTTGCGTTACCCTTACCCTCATCAAATGCACGTTTAACTTTTTCAGGGCAAGCATTATAACCAAATTCTTCCACTAGTTGGTCAGCAGTCATGCGGTATCGTCTACCAAATGTATTTACATCACCATTACTGCCACACTCTAATGCATATGTACCGATTGGATAAGATGTGAACCTCACACCTACTTTTGCATCAGGCATGATTGACATAGGTGCTTGTCCAAATGGTAACTCCATATAGGTTTGGTGGACTGTGTTGTAGAAATTAGACTTAGCAAATACTGCATACAATATCTGTTCTCTATCGTCTAATACTTCCGCCACCTTACTATTAGCAGCTAACTCAGCATTCTCTAACGTGAGTTTAAACCACTTTCTACTAGGCGGTGTCATGCCACTCATTACACCACTAGCAAAGATTTGGCAACTTTCCCAAGCTACACCATTATTAATCTTATCGGTATGTACTTTTGATTGGTCTTGTTCATCGTCAAACACACCAAGGAAAGGTAGTTGATAATCTCGAATATCTTTCCACCTAGAAATATACTTTTGACGATTATCAAACATCGCTTTAAACTTCGCCTTGATTTTCGTGTAATCACGTTTCTTAGGTTCTGTGTTAGTCGGTTGTCTAGCAAGCGTTGATAGGATAGTTCCTTGCATATCTAACCCCCTAATGTTGTTTTAGTGCCAGTTGCCGTAGATAAGATAGTACTTTCAAAGCCTTTCTTACCTTTCTTTTTCTTTGCATACCAATCTTCACCAGTTGTTGTAGTAGCATCATCCGTTTGTACAGTTGGTGCTGGTGCTGGCATTGGTGTGTTAGGCATCTTATTTTTCATGCACATTTAATCACCCCTTATCGTTTAAATGGATCATACTCCGTATTAGCATGAACCCTACTCCCAACATTCACTTTTTTAGTGACCCTGAACGCAAAGGTCAAGGCTAATGCATCGCCCTTATTCGGTGATGGTAAGCCACGTTCTTTCATATCCTTTTTACTTTCAAGTTGTATTCGTCCATTCTTATCGATGATAGCCTCAGGTCCTACAATATCATCATAGAGTGCTTGGTCATTAGGTGGAATAGAACCGCCCTCTTTTAGCCATTCTTTCATCTCACCCCACATATACGCTCTCATATTGAGATACATATTATTAGGGCTAGCACCACCAAAGGCAACTAACCGCCATCGTCTACCCATTGATTTACCGATACTATAAATACCAGTTCCGTAGCCTTGGTCAATGAACACCGCATCTGCTTTGTATTCATCCTCAAATTGTGCGACGAGTTGTGCTATACGCATATCATCATCATTCTTTTCAATAGTTGCTAGGCACTTCATGGAGTAGCCGTTACGCATTACAATTTCTAATGTATCACCGCCAGTCCATGCTGGGTCAACACCAATGATCGTTGGTAAGTTATTAAACTGTCCAACTTTGTATACTCGTTTCTGTGCCTCATCTGCTATTGATGCGGATATAAATTGTGTATCAGATGCACTAGGGAATATACCTCTAACACGAATTTTTACAAAATCGCTATCTTCCCCATAGAGTTCGACCCATTCATTTAGCAAAACTTTGTTTGAAACTTTAACAGTTCTACTATCAATTTGTTCTGTGTGCCAGTAATTGCGATACTTCCTAAAACATTCTCTAAAACGTCCACTATTTTTAGTAGGGTTTCCAAATGCACACCATATAATTTCTGTTTCCTTATCCGTTAAAGCACCCTCTGCAACTTCCCAAATAATATCTGCTATAGAAGATGCCTCATCAAATATGATAAGGATACGATTTCCTTGGTTATGTAGACCGGCGAATGCATCAGGGTTGCTTTCCGACCACGGAATAGCATCTATCCGCCATGTTTTCTCGTACTGTTTGTCAGCACTAAATAAAGCCGTAGCGGTGTATGTAAATAGTTCCTTTCCTATAAACAGGTTGTACCATTTACTCAACTCCGCCCATGTTTTAGACGATAACTGTTTTTCTGTATTAGCAGTAACTACACCTCTTGTATTTTCGTGTGTAGCCATAGCAAACAAAATAAGAAACGATACTAATGTTGATTTTCCGATACCATGACCTGATGCAATCGCAATTTTAATAGCCTTTGAAAGGCTTTTACCTTTCTTTAATTCATCCCCAATTTTTTTTAAGATTTTAATTTGCCATTCATCAGGACCATCAAAGTTTTCTAAAGGTGTTCCTTTTTCTCCCCACGGAAAAGCAAAATAAACAAAGCCTAACGGATCATGAGTGAATGAACCCAACGCATCAATCAGTTGTGCCTTGTTGTACTTCATCTGACTTCACCCTTGCTTGTTTCATCCTATCGGATATATCAATCTCTATTTCTGCATCAAGTTTCAACTTATCAGTAAATAGCATATGCCGTTTACCTAGGAGTTCAGCTGCTTTCGTTTTATCGGCAACAGATACATCTAAACCAAACGCATCTTTTTCTTCACCACGCACAACCCTAGTCAAGTATTCCAACACTTCATCAGCCGTTGCGATTGTGTCTTTGCTGCGTTCGTTCATGACTGCATCTATATATTGGCGCACGTTTATTTTTGTTAATAACTGACTACCCTTACTTCTTGCCGTCTTTTCCGAATATCCAGCAGTAATTGCGCTTTGTGTTCCGTTGGTGGTCTTAACGTATTCATCAGCGAATATGCGTTCTTTCTTAGTTAGTTTTTGTGCTAATTCTTCTATATTCGTCAATGTTACTCACCACCTTTATATGTTCTAACTAAAAAAAGTAACACCTCGTGTTGCTTGGTGCTACTATACTCACTTTCTTTTTTATAGAGTTGTTTAGGTTTAAAGGTCTTACCCTTTTTGTATTTATGAGGGAGTGTCAGTTTGTATTCTTCCTCTGTGTACATTCGATTAACGATATATACCTTACAAGGCTTATCATATTTGCTCCATGATTGCCGTACATCGACTACATATCGTCTGCCGTTCATTTGTAATGCTTTAAGTAGTTTCTTTATCGTTGGTTGATAATTCACATCCAACACCACACAATACCAATTAAGATTAGTACTGCACATACGATAGCTAAACAATCAATGATCGTTAGCATCTTATCGCCACGATGCTCATATGCGTATTTTGCCTTAGCTTGTAAATCTTTATTCTTCAAATCTTTTGCAGCACGTTTAAACAGTTCTCTTGTTTCAAAGTATTCTTTTATTGCTCTAATCATTTAAGTACTTCGCCACCTTTCCTTTTTAACTTGCCATGCGACCTAACACATACTCCATAATTACCTTTACTTGCACCGCCACAAGTAATATATGTTTGACATAAGCCGTCATATTCTATTGTCTTTGCGGTACATATGCCATTCTTATTGTTAAGGCATTTCTTTTTACAACACAAAACATCCGTCATAATCTCCCCTTTATGATAGATTTATACAAAAATTGGAGTATATTGCCGTGGATATACCCCATTATGTGATAAGTTTATTCATTTTATTTATGTTAATTATTCAAAACCGAAGTTATACCATCGCTCTCTTGTCGATGTAACACATAGGAATTAGCATTTCTTCTAAAACTCTATATCGTGTGTTAAGTACCTAGGAAACAAATATAACTCCAGTTTTCAATAATCAATTACACACTCAATACCAACAACTAACAATTTGATGGATCGTAATCGTGTTAGGTTAAGTAACAACAAGAATATGAATAAGTTTCTTTTGGAGTCTGCTAGTTGTCAGTATTCAATGTGTAACCAATAAAGGGTAAGTTCGTATCTATGAAAGTGATAATGTATAAACTCTAAAGTGAAGATATTCGACTTACCCTATATTAGTTTGCAGTAGTTCTACATATAAAGTTTTTGTCTTAACACATACTTCAAAATTGAAATTAGAAAAAAGTATAAAGTGTTGTAGTGTTCTTTCCTCGTCAATCAATTATGGTTGCGCTGCTACTCTGTGTCCATCGATGACTTTTTTCTATACCACATTTCGCCCATATACAACAAAGGCACGCTCTTTTATGGGCGTGCTTGTTGTTGTGTTTGATTTGTCCTAAGGAAAGAGTGAGTAGTAGTCGCTTAGTGGCAACTTCTACACTTTATATTATACCTTATAGCGAATGTACTTTACATGGACAATCACGGACATTTGCGGACATTATAGGACAAGTTTTTGCCCAAACTCCAATAATGCTTTTTGCTTGTATCGTTTCGCCTGTTTCGTAGAGTAACACCCAATCATTTTATAAGCATCTTCGGTTGTATTGTTAAGTACAAACTCATACCGCAAGATGATTGCCCCTAGCTTTTCATCTAGGCTATCAATCTTAGTGATCGCATCACATTTCAGTTTTGATAACTCATCAATACGCTTATCACGTTCTGCAACTGTATCAAGAAATCTAGCTACGCTACCCTCTAACCCTTGCGGAGTTCCACCGCCTGTTACTCTATCCTTACTATAATCAATAGCACCTATGGATGTAAGGTTCGCTCTTAACTGGTTGATTTCTTCTTTGATAGATGCAATCTGTACATCAATTAACTTAACAGGTTGTAGATACTCAACCGCCTTTTCTATCAGTTGTTTTTCGTCATATTCTCCCAAACACTTCACCTCACTCTTTAAAATTACCATTAATAGCTAACATATAAACCAACACACACCATGCTACAAATATAATTGCATTTGCATAACCATTGTTTACATTACCCATAGCAACTATCAAGCAAAAAAACATAAACCATACCATGTATTTATACCTCTGCTAGTTTTGTGTAATCCCAATGTCCAATCGAAAGTTCACAAATGGCAGTCCATGATGTTTTTCCACTTAGCCAGCAATATACATTTCCATCTTCGTATCTCGCAAAATATCTTTTAATCCATTCTTTATTATCGTTACTTACTAATACAGGTGTATCAACTGCCACTTTCGACCAATCAACAATACCTAATTCTTCTGCAATGTTTAACACTTCATTCCGCTCTATTTGTGGCATTATTTTGCTTATGTTATTAATACACTTTACATGACCACCACTATTTATATCTAATATACCATCATTCACAACTGGTCTTTCTGTTGTTATAAATGCAATATTACCAACACTCTTAACATAATATTTCCACCCATCATCATATAGTTTTTGAAGTAACCACTCTCTACCTTGTTTATCATTAATCATCTTCTACCTCACTATAATTCTTTTCAAATTCGTTTGCCTCATAAACTTTAATTTTATCTTTATGGTCTTTAACAACATAATCACCTTCAAAACATTCGATCACTTCATTATCTGTTGTGATTTCTAATGATGCTTTTTCATACCAATCAATACCAATTACATCACCAACGAATTCAACTACTTCAATAGCATTATTGCCGTTGTATTGTATAGCTTGGATTTCACTAACCCTTTTCACATATCTTTTAGACACTTTCTATCCACGCTCCTCTATCCTCATTCCATTTAAATTCAACTACATCATACAAATCAAAATCATCTATGTTTCCACTTACTTTACCGATATAGAACACTTCCTCTTCACTCTCTACCGCAAGCTGGCATAAGAAATTAAATGCATCTTGATAACTTTGAGGTGCGATGTAAAAGTCGGAGTGTTCTACGTAACCACTATAATTTGTCATTAAAGCACACCTGCTAATACACAAAGAGAAATAACAAAATTAACCCCATAAGCTAACGGCTTTATATTTATATCACGTGTTATAAAACACATAACAAGATTATTTATCATAAGTGCTATGGTAGCTAACTTCCAACACAATAATTCATCCATTTTTTTCACCTTATAACCCTATCTTTATACACTTAACGCCCTTTTCAACTATATAGTCCATAAGTTTTACTAGCTTGTCATACTCTTTATCTGTAAGTTTCCCTACATTATAAGCATCATATACACGGCTACTAATCTCATCTAAACTTTCAAAGCTATAAGCGGAAAGTATATATTGCCTAGTTTTTCTGTAATAAGCACTCATACCTATCTTGCCTCGTACAATTTATTAATTTCATATCTATATTGCGATATAACTCGTTGTTTTATATCTAATACAAATTGTTCCAATGTAAGTTTTGCGCATTTTAATTCGATCATTGATATTTCTATACCGATATTTATGTTGTTCTTCTTATAAACAACTCTAAATCTACCGAAATCAAAATCAATCTTAGGTTCAAGTAAATCATCCTCATAAACAAATGTTAAAGCACGTTGCAAAATATAAATTGCATCTTCCATCCCAAGTATACGTATATCATCATAAATTCTCATACTCACCTCTTATAACCCTATCTCTTCACATTTAAGACCTTTAACTATAATTCGATTTATAAGTTCATTTAACTGTCTATGTTCATCCTCGTTAATTTGCCCTATGTGAAATGATACGAATACGTCCCTGTGATATACGATTAGACTTTGTAAATCAAAACATCTAAATATCTTTTTCCTTAACTCTGTATAACAAGACACTATACTCACCTCTTATGATAGGGCGGATATTTCACCGCCCATATCCTTTACTTAATCAAAACATAAAGTAACGCACATACTATGAAAACTAAAGGCACTATCGCCACACCTACGGCAAAATACGTAAGTTGTTTTAACTCTTTTTCTTTTCGTTGCCGTTCTGCCTCTAGTATCCACAGGATATAGCCTTTTCGTTGTGGCGCATTAATTCTTCTAGGACTGCACATTATCTATTCACCACTCCTACTAACATCCATATACAGAAACATATTATTACTATCAAGCCACCAATAGCCATATAACCAATCATATTATTCATCTTTCGGTTTGTTTCCCTAACATACCTTTGAAATTCTAATTCATTAGCTATACACTTGCTTTCATAATTAATTTGTAAAATCGCTAGTTTTAACTCTAACTCTCGTTCTTTAGTTAATTGTCCTTTTGTTAATTTATCCATTATTTATTTGCCTGTGCTACCATAACCGCCAGAACCACGTTCTGTTTCGCTTAATTCATCTACCTCTACTACATCTACCATTGCTACTGGTACGATGATTAATTGTGCGATGCGATCACCTCTAAATATCATGTAATCGCTACAAGATATGTTTTCATATGCAATGCTTAGTTCACCTCGATAATCAGCATCAATAATACCTACACTATTTGCACATCTTAGAGGTGTTTTACTCATGCTACTTCTAGGCACTAATAACCCCATATGACCTTTGGGAATTTCAACTGCTATCCCTAGTGGTATTTTCTTCTGACTATCAGCAGGTACTTTGATATGAAACGGACAATACAAATCTAACCCAGCTGCATCTTCACTACCTCTTGTTGGTAGTTGTGCATACTCACTTACTAACTTTACTTTCATGCTTTCTCTCAAAATTCCACCCCACTATTAATCAATGCACGTTTGATTGTTTTGTAATTTGCACCAACTCGTAAACTAATTTGATTTAATGACATTCCAGATTGATGCATTTTTAATAGTGAATTTTTATCTAATTCACTTACACGTGTATAAGATTTTTGCTTTTGCGGTTTAGTTCCTACTAACCCTAAGCAACATAACGCCTTGCCAGCAGTTATGTTTCCATATACACACGCTGCTAATGCTAACCAATTAAGGTTATTATCAGGCACAAACTCACTCATATTAATTGCCATTCTCGTTACTCCATTCACTCTCTCTATAAATGCGGAAGAAATCGTCCGCACTCATTACAACTAAAAACGGCTTATACTTTCTTTTCCATGCAACTATAGGTATTTCTCCTTTGCCAGCAACTTTTGCATCCCTATTGGCTTGATTATATGCATCATATACATTTAGCTTTTCTACACACTTAACTTCTTGGTGGATGTTTGGTAACCCTATACAATCAGCTGCATCACCTGTTTTACCGCAATATTGTGCAGTTCTACGGACTTTATCAAACCCATTTTCTCGGCACACATCCCTCCATAGTCGTTCGCCCCTTGCTCCTTTTTCTTTACTATTTATTGGCAATCTTCATCACCGCCATCTTTCAAGCATTGATTACACGCTTTTTGATACACATCAACATAGATCTCTTGTTTATCTCCGTTATATGTAACTTCAATATATTCTTTGATATTTACACCGCTTACCAATGCTTTCCAATTTTGTAAGGTTTTACAAAACCAAACAATGAACATATCATCTGGTGTTATTTCATTTGCATTATAATCAAACTCATTAAATAAAACTGTTCTCGCTGCATTGATTGCTTTTTCTTGTAATTCGTACATTTTTACCTCTCTACATATTGTTCACATCGTTTTAAAATATCTTTTACTAAATCCAACGGAATATTTGACCTTGTGTTATATCGATTACCATTACTTTTTAAGTCTGCCCATCGTAAATTAGACTTTATATTGTCATTTAATAACTTTAAATCGATATTACTACCAAATTTAGTTGGTTTCTTAACTGGGTAATCGTAGTTGTTGTAATAGGTTAAATTATCATAAGGAATATCGAACCCTATTACATTTTTGATGTATTCCCATATCCGCCCATATGCTGGGTTTTCAATCACGAATACTTTAGGTTGATAACGCTCAATGATTTTCAATGTGTTATAGATACACATTTCACCATTGATACGTGTTAGGAATGACTTATCATACTTGAATTGGTAGTTTTCATAATCAATGTGATTTCTGATTGTGAATTTACTTCCTTGTTCGTATTCACCAAACAGGTTGATAGTCATATCTTTTTCTTGTTTCCAACACGCATTACCGCCTTTCATCGCACTTGCTACGCTCCAGCTTTCGCATGGTGGACTAGCTAGAATAACATCAGGTCTATCTAGCTTGTCCAACTGTTCCCATAGTGCGTTTGGTTTATGTAGCGTATTAACTGCAAGGTCTTGGTTGATACACGCATCACCAATACCTATTGATGTGATCGTGTGCTGCCCCCCCCCATATTCACGTTATATTCATCTACTGCTTGACGATAGCAGCCGTTGCCGTCATCAAATAACCCCCAAATGTTCATTTAATAAACTCTTCCTATCAATTATTTCTAATCCGCCTGCCTTTAATTCTCTTACCCATTGCCCCATTTCTATAGGTTTTTTGTTTTGTTCCCTGCACTCATCTACATATAACTTTCGCCACATTAAGAGTTCTTCTCTATACACTCTCATATGTTATTTGCTTTCTTTCAATCGGAAACTTTCAGTAATAGGCACACCAGCCTCTGTTGGAATATAAATGATTTGGTCTTTACTGTCTTTTAACGTATCCACCCATAACCAATGGATATATGCCTCATTACCTTTCAAAGATTGACCGATAATTTGATTGGCTTTTGCAGTACCCTCTGCACGTTTAACTTCTGCTTGTGCTAGGCTTTCCGCACTATCTAGTTTTGCCTTAGCCTCTAGCACCGCAACTTGTCGGTTTTGTTCGGCTCTAGCAAGTTCAGCCTCACCAGCTTTCTGTTGCTGCCATACCATGTACATTGGCACACCAAACGCAAAACTCCAAACTACCGCACCAATCATAACCACTACCAATAAAGCTGATACAATCTTATTCATATTTTTACTCCTTTACATAATCTTCAATACGATAAGTTTTTGTTTCTTGTACAACCCATGATTTGTTTTCGTACCCATGACGTTTTTCCCATGCTTGGAATACTTTCGTTAGTTCTTCGCTTAATTCATCCATGTGTTCGTTTTTAACATCTTTCATATAATTGTCTGAATATTCTGCCATTTCATCATCTAGATCATAATCAAGCACATTCCAAATCACACGTTCACCATCTACCTCAGGTACATATCGGTATGGATGACCTATTTCTATTGTTGTTTGTAATAATTCTTCTCTACTCAAAGCATCGAAATCACCGTAGTCATATTCATTTTCTACATAATCCTCGATAGCCTCTTTAATTCTATTTTGCGGTTCACCAGCTACTTCATCCACACACCAACAATATTTTGTTTCATCCTTAACTAGCATCTTTACTCACTCCTACAACTCTTCTATTTCTTCAACTTCCACATCGTCATACCAAGTATTTAGTTCGCTAAAATCAATATCTTCGTTACGTGAAATCTCTTCGGCTTCCTCCATCGCATCAACATAACTTTCACATTTCACAACTTTGGAAAAACCAATCTTTACATATCCGCTAATTTTGTATTCATCCATGTTACTCACCTCTTAGAACGGAATATTTTCATCTTGTGGTTGTTCAAAACTATCAAAGTTACTAGATGCAGTTTCATCATTTGTTAATGATGTACCTACAAAGTTAGCCACAACTTCTGTTACATATTTTTTCTGCCCATCTGCGTTTTCATAAGAACGTGTTTGCAATCGACCTTCTACAAAACATCTATTGCCTTTTCTTAGGTTTCCTACCGCTTCACCTGTTTTACCCCATGCTACGCAATTTACAAATGCAGTTTGCTCTTTTGTTTCATTGTTACTGTCAATGTATGTGTTGCTTGCTGCGACTGTGAATGTTGCTACCGCTTTTCCGCTTTTGGTATAGCGTACTTCTGGATCACGTGCTAAATTACCTAAAATTTGTACTGTATTCATTCATTTCTCCTTAAATCTTTTGTTCGATACACATTGTTCCTTTATATACCTTGATAATTTCCTCTAGGCTTTCAAAGGTTCGTGCATCCGCTTTCATAATCATTTGCATCTGTTGAGTTGCCTCTTCTTGCGTTTCCACATTTAGAGGTATCTCAATGGTGATAACCATCTTTCGTTTCTTACTTAGCATTTATCCCCCTTACCAATAACTAAGCTGGTTTAATTCAGCCTCTACATCATCAATAAACACATCGTAGCTAGGGTGAATGTGGCAATCTATTGTTGCCTCATTCCTCATGATTTCTAGTAAGTTTTCAATCTTGGTTCTTGCTTGTGCCTCATTGTTAGCTAGCACTTGAAAGCTAACATTGAATGATACATTCACGCTTACATCAAACTCTTTTACTCTTTCCCTCACGTTTAACCCCCTATTGCCTGTTTCAGAAGTTCCTTGCCACTATCTGACAAGTTACTTTGTTTAATTAATTTCGCTACATCTACTGGTTCTTTGGCTACCTCTACTAAGTTACCTGTAGAGGTCATTTCGATTTGCTTTTGCCCTGCATTTAGTAACGCTCGTTCGTGTTCTGCTTTCTCACGTGCTTTAAGTAACAAGTGATTATCCTTAATTGAGTTAGACAATCTCAATCGCTCACGCTCTCTTATTTCTTGCACTTCGTAGTTTTTAACAAATTGCGACCTACAAGACATTTCATTAAAGTTATCGCCATTTTGAGGGTCAAATGACTTCCAAATTGCTTTGGCGCATTGCTTTGTCAAACCATCTAATTTGTCTAAACCCTTTTCATAACCATATGATCGTGCTACTTGATACACCCTTTCCCATGCATCTTGTGCAGTTGGTAGTTCCTCATGTGCATTTACAAAGGCACTTAATGCGGAACATTCCTCTCTGATTTCTGCAATCGTTGGTAAGAATTTACATCTATCAATCAGATTGCTTATTGCTTGTTCAAGTGTTACTGGGTTTACGTTAGATAGTTTTGTTACATACAACATCATGCGTTGCTCTGACATATCAGTAGACCACGCTATCTGTAACATCGATAGTGCTTTCAAAGTCTGTTGTTGGTTGTTCAGTATCTACACCCCCTAACTTATTCATCAAGTTATTAACTACGTTGATTGCATCTTCCTTGCTATTCTTTTTAGAATTAGGTTTTCTGTATTCGCTACGCTCCCATGTCCTAACAGCTGCTTTCCAATCTTTCATGGAGTTCTTTCCTACTTTCCAGCCATTACTTTCGTAGTAGTCAAAGAATTGTTCAGCATTTACATTGTTTTTTCTTTCAATGCAGTACTGTTCGATTTCAGATAGAGTAGGTTTTTCAAAACGCTTGCGTTTTGTTGTAGTACTTGCACTACTATCTATCTCTTTCTCTATCTTTATCTCTTTCTTTAACTCTAACTCTATCTCTGGTGGAGATTTCTCGGAGATTTCTCGGACTTTTGTCTGGACATTTGTCCTATCTGTTTCTATTCGTTGTCTATATTCACGCTTTCTATCAGCTTCACTACTACCTCTACCAATGAAATTTTGAATATCTAACATATAGATAGCACCATTTTCTAGTACATCGATTAGTCCTAAGTCTTTGAAGATTGATAATGCTTGTTTAATTGTTCCTATTTGGTGTCCAGTTACACTTGCCAGCATTTCTGCATTGTAAGGAATGCGATCATTAACCACCAACTTTCCATCATTCTTTAGACTTCGTAAGTAGAGTTTTAAAAGAATATTACTGTACAAGTAGCCATCTTTCATACTTTCTAATATCTTCAACTCATCACCATCAAAGAAATTATCTTTTAATCTAAGATAGTAATATTTTTTGTTATCGCTCATAGGCTAGTCCTTGTTTAGACTTTCGATAAACTCTTCTTCCGTTAAAGGTTTACCTAGCATAGCAATTCTAGTTAGCACTTTTGCGATTTCTTCTTTCTCGTTTTCTACAATCAATACACTATTAACCATCGCATAGATTGCACTTAGTTCTTCAATTATTCTGTTATTGAATGTTTGTTCACCTTGGTCTGCTTTGTAAAACTCAATACGATTTTCAACATATGCACTAATCATTACTAATTCGTTCATACTCATCTGTCCTCTTTTCTACTTCCTCTAATAAGTGTTTGCGTATCTCTTTTGCGAACACTCCATGTGCTTGATTGTGGCATTGCATACACAAGCAAGCTAGATTTCTTAATTCACTTAAACCGCCTTGTGAACGAAACACTATATGGTGGCATTGTTCCGCCCTATATCCACATATAACGCATTGTCCGTTATCACGTTCATAGGCTTGTTTTCGTGTTACTGAATATAGTTTGTTATCCCTTTTTTTCCTGTTGTTCACTCTCCCACCCCTCTATGAGTGATTGAATGTACTCACTAGGTTCTAATTTGATACCTAGTTGTTCACATTCATCTGTTAGACAATCAATAAGTCTTGCCATTTCTTGCTGGTTATATACTGACGAACCGTGGTAACACATTATGTTGTGATACCATGGAATACTTTTACATTCGCCAGCATCTTCGGCTATCCATCCCAGCCCATGACCTTGCCATATTTGAATATAACGTTCGATTGCATCCTCATGGACTGGTACATATGTGAAATGTCCACAGTCTTTTATTGCCTTGCGGTACACAGCCTCTTTTGATGTGTACCAAGTCTTGCTTAACTCTTCCGCTATCTTTTGACATAGAACCCAGCAATATGCATTAGCGTTCATACTACGTGATTTTGATTTCTTTTTGATTTCAATCACGTATTCTTTTTCTTTATCTAATTTCGCTAGATCATTGTCATGTGGTGCAGGTATTACTACCATTACACCTAGTGGACTACGAAGTATATCAATATTACTTGTTGTCCACTTCATAGCCTTTTACCCAGTCATAAAGTTTAGACATTTGGTCTCTTGTAACGTTATCAATCACACCAACACCAAACATTTCTGTTAATTGGTGTGCTACTTGTTCTTCACTTAACCCATGTTCACTTGCCATCTTTAGCACGATTGCATACGCATTGTGAGGGTCAAATTCTTTTTCTTTCTTTTCCTTTTCTGCCGCTGCATTGATTTTGGTATCTTGTAAACCTCGATATACATCAGCGCCTACACCAATCATTTTTGCTGCAGCACCTAATGCATCGGTAACCGCCATCTTGAATGCCTCATCGTTTCCGTGGTAACCATTTTTGTCTTTATAGATTAAGAAATCACCACCATAACCCGGAATTGGTTTACTCCATTCATCGCCATCTTTGATGTATAGATTTACTTTTACATAAAGCATCGTTTCGCCAGTAGCCTCTACTAATACTTGTTCCGTATCTACAATGTCAAAGTACCAACCAACACCACACATACCATAAACTTCGGTTAATATTTCCCATCTCCATTGTGGAGAAATATCATACTTACCTTTTAGTTTCCCAAAGTCAATTATCTTTAACGCTGATTGCGGTACAGTTTTTACCGCATTATATCTACTATCCATCTATACCTCTTTATATTTGTAACCACGCATTTCTAAGAAATCAGTTAAATCTTTTGCATCATCTTCTGTTAAGTCATAAACAGTTACTGTAAAACCAGTTTTAGTTTCTACAACTTCGCTTGGTTCAACTGTTTCATTTGTGATGCTTGCTCGTGCAGCATCTTCCATTTCGTTACGCTCTGCAAATTTTGCATTGATTAATTCTCTAGCTTGATCTAGTGGCATATCTTTTACTGCATCCCAACATTCATTAAATGTGATTGGTGTTGCAAGTTCGTATTGTTGGTTACAAGTATCTACAACAAACTCAATCATGCCTTTTTTTTCAGCTAAGATTTGTTTATAATCATCATCTGATTGTTGACGCTTTGAAATTTCAATCATCATTCCCTCAATGGAAATTTCAATATCTTTCATCTTTGCAGTTTTATTTAACCAGCGTTTATCGTGTTGAAGTTGATTTGTGTACTCTTCACGCACTCCATATTTTTCAACCATCTTTTCAATAAATTTATTGATGGCATCTGTTTTAACTTGTGCCTCTTTTTCATCAAAGTATTTGATTTGTTCTGCAAGTGGTTTTTCTGCATCGTAAACAACTTTCAATACTTCATTTACTTCTTCTTCAAATAACTCAATTGGTCTTTTGAGTTCTCGTTTTTTTTCTTTACAGAATTTATCAAGCGTTGTTCTGTACTTAACGATTTCATTTTTAGCACTTACCATGTCCTTATAGTTTTCTTCCGTTACTACAAGTCCTTTATACTTTTCTAACTGTGCCTCAAAGTAAGTTTTAATTTCATCTTTGTTCCACTTGAACACATGTTGATTTTGACTAACAATAGGTGTTAAATTTATTTCCATTTATTTCTCCTTGTGTTAAAATACAAGTAGAGTATTTTCCAATATCTCTACACAAAGTCCGCTAAACTTCTTCTACACTTTTCACTAGCGGACTTTTTTATTTTCATAAATCTTACATTCATCTAGCCAATAGCTGGTTAATAGCCATGTGGTTATACCTAACATCATTTGTAAAAACCCAGTCCATAAGCCTATTTGGTCTAGTTCTATACTCCCTACCGCACCAATAGCAAGTAACCCTGTTATTGTTCGTAGTGCGTAACACAACTTAATCATTCGTAATATCCTTTAATAGCTAATGCATCAATTACCATTTGCGCACTACTATCTGCATCCCATTTAAGGGCGTTACCAATAAACTGTTTAGCTGATCTAATTTGTTCGTCAGTTAGTTTATCTGTACTTTCAATAGTCGCTTTATGTGCGTTAGCCATTCTTCTTAGCTCTGCGAATATGTTCATAAATCTTCTCCTACAATCACTAGCATTTGGCTAGTGATTTTTTTTATTTCACTCTTTAACTTTTTGTTTTCTTTTTCTAATCGCTCTACCTCGTTTTTTAATTTTCTGTAACCAATAGCAGAGTATTCACTTTCAACTCCTGCTAGTGCTTCAACCTCTTTTTTACTAAACCTTACGCCGCTTACATTCGGTAGTTGTTTTAGCTTGCCTTTATTTCTTAGGTCATATACTGCAGTTAGTGAAATTTGAAATAGTTCCGCTACTTGGTTAGCCGTGTATACTAGGCTCTCCATCGCTTTTCGTTCCTTGCGTGGAGGTCAGCCGTTCTAGCTAACTTTACCCATGATAGAATAACTTTCTTATTCCATCTTGATTGGTTACGTTTAGACCATTTAGCCTTGATGAGTTTCCGCCAGTATTGTGCGTATTCATCATTTCTGCCTGCATAACCAAATGTAGGTAGTTTTCGTCCGTACATTCGATTTGCTACCCTTAAATCTTTTTGATTTTGTACTATCATTTTGTCCCTCCCTACACTTTAAGTGTAGCTACTTCGCAAAAAAAATTGACTGTACAGATTTACCAAACACCTTAGCTAATCTAATTTTTACTTCATCTCTCGGAACACGTTTACCGACTTCGTACATAGCTATAGATGTAGGTGCTACACCAACTTTTAATGCTAACTCTTTTTGAGTTAAATTCTTAGAGTTCCTTAACTCTATTAATTTAGTAGCAATGTTTTTTGTATTCAATATTTAATCACCTCGCTTCTTGCTACACTCATAGTGTAGTACACAAACAAAAACTTGTCAACACTTAAAGTGTAGTTTTTCTTGAAATTTTACTCACTTTGTGTGATAATCAAAGCATAGAAGTATATATTATATATAAGGCGGTGTGTGAAATGACATTTGCTAACAGATTAACAGAATTAAGAAAAAGCCGTGGCATCTCTCAAAAAGAATTGGCAAATTATATAGAAGTATCACCAAGCCTTGTTGGTATGTATGAACAAGGTAGACGAAAACCAAGCTTTGAGATACTAGAGGCAATAGCTGATTATTTTAACGTAAATATAGATACACTATATGGAAAAGATGAATTTGATTTTCCTTACTATGAAGATCCTGATGTTTCTGAATATGCACAAGCAATCAAAGATAACCCTAATCTTAGAATACTGTTTGATGCCAGCAAAGATATGTCTAAGGCTGACATCGATTTTGTAATAAACACTATTGAAATGTTAAAAAAGAGAGGTTAGATAATATGGAATTATTGCTATCTTTTATATCAATCATTGCTTATGCTATTGGTTATCCTACTGTTGCTGGTATAGTTGGATTAGTCGCTTTAATTATATTTCTTTTGATTTATTCAAAGCAAAAAGAGCCATATATAGTTTTTATTCCATGGTTAGTAATTGCGGTTTTATTTAATATATTCTTAGTTCACTACAAACCTAATTATTTATTAAGTATAGGAATTACTTCATCTATTTCAATTTGGGTTACATCACTACTAATGTTAATTTATTTTAAATGGATAAATAGATAATGTGTAAAAAAATTCTCGTTATATTCGATACAATACTCCCATAAGGGGGTTAAGTATTATGAATATAGTTTTGATTTACACTAAGTTAAGACCTACACAAACTGCGGTATTAAAACTAAACGATGATGGTACTTATACCATTTTAGTTAATAGTGATAAGCCTATTGATGTACAACGTAAAGGTATACTACATGAGATAGGTCATATATTAAATGATGATATGTATAGTCATGCTCATATTGATTTAATCGAACGCATGGCACACGCAAGGGAAATAGAGTTTGAGGGCATTAACTTCTACACTCATATATTGTGAGGTACACTATGCAATATAACTTTACAATACGCAAAAAAGATAAGGGTTTCCAAATAATTGTAGCGTACAAAGACGGCTATAAATGGAAACAGAAATCGAAACAAGGGTTCAAAACTAAACGTGAGGCTAAGGAATATGGACACGTTATAGTTAAAGAGTTAGATAAAACCGCACTACTCACAAAAGATACTGAATTGAAAGATTTAACATTCAAGGAATTTGCGGATATGTTTCTCCAAATAAAAAAGGCACACGTTACGCATAGTACTTTGGTTATGTATCGTCATGCAGTATGTGCTTTCAATTCTATTCACAATATGAAATTGTCAGATGTTAAGCCGTTACACATTCAAAATGCAGTAAATAAAATGGCTACATCACCCACTACCATTAATTCGTATTATAAGGTAGTGGAAAGGATATTCTATATAGCTATCAACCCATACAAGATAATTAGTGATAACCCATGTACTGGTGTTAGGTTGCCACGTGTAGAACGAAAGAGTATGATCCACACTATTTCCGATGAGGAATTAAACCAATTCGCAAAGTTCATGCGTGAGAAATATCCACAAGCCTATTATTTCTTGCAAATAGCACGATATACAGGAATGAGGTTTAGTGAAGTATATGGTTTAACTTGGAATGATATATCCCTAGAAAATCGCCAAATTAACATCAACAAGCAACTTTCGTTCCGTAAAGGTGTTATCACCTTTGAGAAAACAAAAACCGCCAATTCGGTGCGAATTTTGCCAATTCCGCCCATATTGGAAAACATACTAATAGAATACAAATCACATGAGTTAGAGTTTGAACATGACCTTGTATTAAACCCATACAAGAAAAATGGCGTTAAATGGCAAATCAACACATATTTAAAACGCTTTGGAGATAACCTATCAGCACATAACCTTAGACACACATATGCTACAAAACTATTAGCAAATGGACTAGATGTAAAAACTGTATCATCATTACTTGGTGATACACCACAAATGGTGATGAAAACGTATCTACACTACAATAACGAAATGAAAGCAGCAGCATCAAATGCAGTTGCTAATATTTTTAAATAAAATTTTTGACGATTTTTGACGAATTGAAAGCATCGTACTAAAAAGATAAAGTAAATAAGCACTTCTTTAAACTTACAATCTTAACGATCATGTAGAGCTGGGTGGCATTTTTAATAATTTGAATATCTGCCGTTTCTTTTGCAGATCGGGCTCTATCTGCGGCAGATAAGAACTGCGGCATCGCAATGGCTGCTAAAATAGCGATGACTGCAACGACAACCATTAATTCTACAAGGGTAAACCCACCTTTTCTCGACTTGTTAAGTCCTTCTCGAACACGACCTATATGTAATCGCTCTACTATCCATTGTCCACACATTTCTAATCGATGATTTATGCCATGAACCATATGTATAACGGAACT